ATGCTTACCATTAAGCAGATAGACGCGGCAAAGCCGAAAGATAAACCGTACCGGCTGCTCGACAGCAACGGGCTGTACCTTTATGTGCCGGTTACCGGAAAGAAAGTCTGGCAACTTCGTTATAAGCTCGATGGTAAAGAGAAAGTGCTGACAGTAGGTAAATACCCACTCATGTCATTGCAGGAAGCCAGAGACAAAGCGTGGCTTGCCAAAAAGGATGTGTCTGTCGGTGTCGATCCGGTAAAGGCTAAAAAGCTGTCAGTAAAAGACAACTCGTTCGGCTCCATATACCAGGAATGGTACGAGCATAAAAAACAAGTATGGTCAGAGGTATACAGCACAGAACTGTCACGCATGTTCAAGGATGACATTCTGCCGTTAATTGGCGGGATGGAAATTCACGAGATAGAACCAATGCAGATACTGGAAGTGATCCGCAGGTTCGAAGAGCGCGGGGCAATGGAGAGAGCCAATAAAGCTCGTAGGCGTTGCGGGGAAGTATTCAGGTACGCGATAGTAACCGGGCGAGCTAAGTATAACCCAGCCCCTGACTTGNCTGATGCNATGAAGGGATACCGGAAGAAGAACTACCCTTTCCTTCCGGCTGATCAGATACCAGCATTCAATAAGGCACTTTCTGGTTTCTCTGGAAGCATCGTTTCACGCATAGCAACGCAGGTTCTGCAATACACGGCGCTCAGAACTAAAGAGCTCAGGTCTATGCAATGGGCGAACGTCGACTTTGAAACCAGGACGATTACGATCGGGGAAGAGGTTATGAAAGGGCGCCGCGTTCACCTTGTCCCAATGTCTGACCAGGTGATATCCCTGCTTGAGACTTTAAAGCCGGTAACGCAGCAGATATCAAGCTTCGTGTTCGCCGGGCGCAATGATAAAACAAAGCCAATCAGCGAGAACGCCGTATTACTGGTTATTCGTCAGATAGGATATGAAGGGCTAGCAAGCGGTCACGGTTTCAGACACCAGTTCAGTACCATCATGAATGAGCATGAGTGGCCTGCAGACGCCATTGAGAAACAACTGGCACATGCTAACAGCGGTTCTATACGTGGGATATACAATCACGCCCAGTACATGGATAAACGCCGGGAGATGATGCAGTGGTGGGCAGACTGGATTGACGAGAAGGTGTCATAGTAAAGAAGCACAAAGCCTTGCAAACCGATGCAAAGCTTTGTGTGTCCCGTTTTTGTCTCATTCATCCCTATATTGACAATTTATTTTACTCTTATCTTTAGAGTGGCACGGAAAGTGAGTGCCAAGGGTTTGGTGATGGCAACCAAGAAAATATGCTCACATATTCACTTTTCATGGCGCGCATTTTATCGTGATCTTGATCATTATTTCTGATAACTCATTGGCTTCATACTTAAACTAACTATTACATAGTGCTACTATTTGCTCTTTGTAATAACTTCCTAACACAAGTTTGATTATTTTTTAAACTAAACAAAACGGTTGGTGAATAATGGGATTTTTGCGGATATTTTTGGCTCTTTCTGTAATAGCTGGACACTCAAGGAGTACTGTTTTTTATTTTAATGGTATTGGAGCCTGGTATGCAGTTAATCTTTTCTTTATCATCTCAGGCTTCTATATGGCGATGGTTCTCAATGAAAAATACAAAGACACTCCAGTAGTCACATTCTACAAAAGTCGCGCTCTTAGATTATATCCTACATATTTTGTTGGGATATTATTATCATTAATTATTTCGGGTGGATTTTATTATGACGCATTTATTTCTTTAGTAGACAAATCAAAAATATTCTTCCTGTTACAGAATTTCTTCATATTTGGTCAGGATGCGGTCTATCTTGTTTGCTCGCCGATGAAGTCAGGCGCTTGTCAGAATCCAGTGTCAATGACAATCAACCCTCCAGCATGGTCATTGAGTGTTGAGCTTATTTTTTATGTAGTAGCACCATTCATAGTAAAATCACCAAAAAGAACTTTTATTTACTTCGCCACTGGTATTTTTTACTTGTTGGTTATTAACAAATTAACTTATCCAATATCTATAACCCATTTCAGCATTGCACAGGGCGCTTCATTCTTCTATTATTGGTACCCTTCTTCATTCGTATTTTTTNGCGATGGGAGTCTTTGGGTATCAATTTAGCAAGGGAATGGTTAATAACTATTACATACTTGCAATTGCTTCTTTTGTTGCTGCGTCATATACAGTTACAATAATGCCATTGTGGCAAATGGCAGCAATAGGTATGGCTATCCCTGCTCTTTTTTCAATTACAAGAAAAAACAAGTTTGACAGAATGGTGGGGGAAATGTCCTTCCCTGCATATATTTTGCACTTCCCAATTCTTACTTATTTTGAAAGAAACGCAGAACACCTGAAAGGACTTTTTAGTTACATATCAATAGGTTCTATGGTTTCAATATGCAGTTGCTTGTTGGGTATGGTGTTATATATGACGATGGAGCGTAAAATTGATAAGTTCAGACATGAAGAACTAACTGGCGATCATAACACGATGGTTTCAAAGGTAGCAAAATACCTGGCTATGCCAGTAGTATTCATCCTGCCGTTTTCTGTTCTGGCTTACATTCTTTTATAGAATGGATGGGAGGGGTCACCCTCCCATTTGTTAAACTGGTTCATCAAAATCGCATTCAGGGCAAATCCAGCATAAAAATCCGTATCGCATTCCTTGATACATCTGCTCACCACAAATCGGACAGAATCGTACAGTCGCCAGGTTTACTTGATTTTCTTTACCGTCAGGAACTTCATTTTCATTTGCCATGATTAATCCTCTGGATACTGAGCTATGATAGCGGCACGGTCTTGGGAGTATTTTTCTTTCCGTTCATTAATCTGAGCTATTACAGCATCTTTTTTAGCAGTTTCGTTGATTCCATCACTCACAGCAGCTGCCAACCATGATGTATTTAATTTTGTTATATCATACTGATAGGCATCACCAAGCTCAGAAAGCGCTTTTTTCCTTTTCTCTGCATTTGTTGGTTCCGGTATGGTTGGTGGAATGAAATTTCCATTTTCATATTTCCATCCAATTCCAACATCTTTCCCACACCTGACTGCAAATCCTTTAGCTGGTGACCAGTCTGTATTTTCATTCCATAATACGATATTGGTTACTATATTATTTTCAATTACAGCATAAAGATTGCTCATCACGCATACTCCCACACAATTACAACACCATCAGAACCGTCACCGCCGAGCAAATCCCCCGTAGCCCCAGGAAGGTTTAGTGCTCCACTTCCTCCAGATCCAAACCCTGAAGCATTATCGCCAGCAATAGTTGCTGAGCGTGGACCTCCTCCAGACCCAAGGGGGGACGTTCCTCCAGTTCCTGACGATACGGATGAAGCGCTTAGGGCGATTCCGGTTAACGAGCTGGATCCAGTAATGGAAACGATATTCCCACCAGATGCAGTTGCACCGCCAACAGCAGTAATAATAAAAGGAGGTGTAGCTCCAACTGCTGGCCCACCACTACCACCTCCTGCTGTAATAGTGCCAAATGATGTTGCCCCACCACTTTTCCCTGAATAATCTGGATTTTTACCAGATCCCTTTGCACCAATAGTAATTGGAAGTCCAGAAAACCCTGATGTCAAACGAGCGCGGGCATAAGCCCCAGCAGCACCGCCGCCCCCCATTGCTATATTACCACCGGCAACAAGACCGGCTGCCCCACCTGCCCCTCCAGCGCCCTGAACCTCTACCACTATTGATTTTGTTCCAGCGGTTGGGGTGTAAGTTCCTGAAGATGTGATAACCCTGACATTAATCAGACGCCCCACTCTCCCTTCTGAATCAGATAGGCCAAGGTTTTTAACGCCCTCTTCGGGGGTAGTAGCACCAATGCCACCTTGATTAATAGGAAGAGGAATTGCGCTCCCTGTTGAATTCAGAACACCCCACTCTCCATTATTCTTCAGGAAAAGAAACGATCCTTCATCAGGAGATGAAATGCGAGTGAAAGAGTCTTCGGCAACAGAAGGAGCAGATTGGAAGAATTGTAGATTTAAATATGTCTTTAAATCCACCCATCCAGCCCCTCCAGAGTTTGGGTCTGATGTATTAGCATCCAGCTTATTGAAGTAAATATTAAGATTATCATTGCTTAATAAAACTGCACCTGCTGGGTATCCACCAATCCCTGATGAGAATGCAGCATCATAATAGTTAATGGCACCAGAGCTACTCCATCTCGCCAGATTAGACAACTCATAGAGTATCTGATTCATGTCCTGGCCTTTTGGTGGTAGCCCTCCCGCTGATTTTAGAATCATTGTAATTGGAGGAAATCCAAGTTCATATGACGCTGTGTTATCACCAGGTGGAGTGGTTGGCAAAATTGCCTCCCTCTGACCATTGATGGCGAATGGCTTGGATTGTTTTGCTGGAGCATCAGAACGATTCATATTTAATCTCTATAAAATGTTCCGTCATTAAACGGATAGGCATCTGTTGAAAATCCGAAATNNAAGNGACTGATAATTTGATTTATCTTTACAAGGACACCGCTTGGAACTGGTGTGACATCATAATTTGTCAAGATTGACTCTTCGTATGGCGCAAGCTCGAACTCAAATGTCATTCCTATCGTCATGTCGCGGTAATTAACGCAATAAGCCCTTCCTCTTTGGCAAAAGAGTATTTTAAGAAACTTATTTATATCAGGTATTGTTGCTATGCTTATATTGGTGAATGCTTTGCAGAATATTAAAGTCCTGTACGCATCATCACCAAGCCTTACATTAGTTGTTTCCTGCACCCCTCCAAAGAAAGGAGAGTCATTGAACGGGGTCGGGTAATCAGGGCTTCCATCATCTGCTTCACTAAATCCAAATGAATCACTATCTATTGGTGCAATAATATATCTGCTTACTCCAACAATTTTACCCCACATATCAAGACCAAAAGTCTCACAGGTTGTTAAGTCCCATACTTTAGTTAGAAACTCGTCGGTAAAATCATCAAGACTTACGGCCTGATTAAATGTTTCAATAATAGAAAGTAATTTTTTACTTGCTGAGTATTGGGTAAGTATTGTGTCTTCCCACATGCCTCACCCCTTACGAAAGAGTTACGGTAATATCTGATTCCTGAATAGTTGGAACCTGGTCTATCCCCATTGTTATAGCTGGTCCATAGCTTGAACCATCAATTGAAACTTCAAGTGATAAAATACCAACGGTATCAGGTGATATTGAGATAACCGGAGCATAATACTTACCGGCGTTAATGGTTGACCATATTCTCGCCTTCCCTATCCCCTCATACCCGCCGTTGAAAACTGAGGCGATCATCTTCTTTACCTGAATAGAAATATCACTGGGAGGGTTGAGCGAGCTGTCCAGCTCAACTCTAAAGTAAACGCGGGTTGGTGATGCCTTTTGCCATTGCATTACATAGGATGGATATGGCGGGAGATAGTTAACATTGTCGTAAACCGTGTAAGAGGTATCTCCATTCAGGTTTGCGCCCGGGTTGTACGTCTGGAAAATGGACTCGGCAACATCCTCATCGGTACCACCATACACGCAGATATAAATCGAGTGCGCCAGCACCGGGAAGTTGGTCGTTCCCTGATTTACCGTGGCTGCTGTTCTGTTTGACCACACATAGGCATCAAGTACGCCATCCGTAGCCAGCAAAGCAGATAGTGTCGAGGCGTCCTGATTGCGGCTATTTCTCGCGACCGACTGCTTGCGACGCGTTTCAAACGCAATACGTGATTCAACATCAACGCCAACAACGCCGGGGCTCGCGTTTGTGATCGAATCCCATCCAGATACTGCCCGGTAAATCTGATTTAATGCACCTGCGGCACAGGGTATTGGTCCGGTTGTGTTATTCACAAACTGAACATCAATACTGCCTGATGCTGGTATCGTTGCAATGTCGATAGACCGGTAAATATATCCGTTGGTATCAATGGCTGTGCTGCCCGCGGGAATTGTGGTGCCGACCTGACCAATGCACGTCGCAGTAACCACTGTTCCTTGCGCCGAAATCCGGTCCATGAAGTAAATCTGACCGATTCCGTCCTGAAACCTTCCCGTTGCGTAATCAGGGTTTACCTGATTAAACAGGCAAAGGAGCTTGTCATATTCCTGTGCGATAATCTCTGTATCGGACTGTGCGATCTGCCCCTGTGGTGAGCTAAGAGATTGGCTGGCCCCGCCCCCGAGCGCCGTCGACATGTCAGTTAGTCGACCAGCAAGCACATCCGATACATCCGGTACCAGCAGGCCATTCTCGGTTATGGTGACGTCCGGAACGGCTGTGTTTAATGTCGTCATAAAGTGGCCTGTGCAATATTCCCGTTGATATCGGTAACGCGGATCGTGCCGCGAGTTGTGCGGGTGTTTTTATCGAAGAATACGGACGCCATGGCCTGATCAACGATTGGCAATTTGAGCGCCTCCGTCTGCATCTTTTGCGCAATGAACCCCGGCGACGGTCGCCTGCCAAGCACCTCAGTTTTCCACGGAATACCGAGCGTGTTGTCGTAGTAGCATTCACCAGAGAACACCAGACATGCGCTGGCAACGTCCTGCGCTACAGAATACGATTCATCGGCGATTGCCAGATTCCCGTTCCCGTCCAGCGTCAAATCCCACGTAGACGTGTCTAATTGCATGGTTCTGTATGTCATGTTGGCTTATCCGTTACGTTGGATGTGACTGTAGATCCGCCAGTCTGTACACCTTCAACTGAATGCTTATGCTGGTCGTAGTTGTCACGCAGGGTCTTGAGCGATGCGCTCTGTGTTCCGTTGTTGTCCGTGATATTCCCGCCCGCCGTGATGTTTCCGGTTACATGTAGCGTTGGTGTCGTCATCGTCACGCCATCAGGGNCAGTAACTGTTGCAGATGAACATGTGATATTTACCGGATTCGGAGTTGTGATATTTATCGCGCCGTCAGCAAATTCAATGAACTGAGTAGGCTGATCGTTGAGGAAGCCGCCAAGATATAACGCATCAGATTTGCTGTGCTTTCTGCCGCTGCCGGGTACCGATTCTTTACGGTTTGCCCGCACAAGTGTTGTGTCTCTGTCGCATATGGCGATCATCCCAATATCACCAACTACCGGATTCATGATGATTGCGCTACTTCCTCGCTGCAGACGAAATACCGGGATATTGAATATGGTCGAGTTCTGAATCATCGCCCCGCTCTGATCCGTTCGGGTTACCAGCGGAATTGCATCCACAACAAGGTTGGGAGCGGCCCCTCTCACATCCTGTACTTTCACAAGCTCAATAAAAAAGGCCCCTGACAGGAGCCTTTCAAATGTGAATTTCAACGATTCGGGTTCATTTACTTGAGCGCTGGTTGGTGTGAATAAGTTTTCAGCCATTGCCGTCCTCGCTCTGAACTCTGTAAGCGATACATATTGAATGCCACGGACCATCATTCATCCATGATGAAAGCTCATGGTTAACGCTGGTCAACTTGTAAACTCCACTAGCATGAGGAAGTGATGTCTCTATCTGCACGTTTCTTCCGGTAGTTAGCAGCGTTGAGAATTGAGTCTGAAACATCAGGCCGCCGTTTGAAAATATCGGGTATCCAATGAGCCNGTATTCCGGGGAGATGAACGGCATTACATCGTCTCTGGTGCTATCCTGAGGCCAGAAAGAAATTGATGGCGGAGCGACGGACATCGCCACATTAACATCGTTACAGAGTGATTCTAACTGAGTGAAAATGCTTCCCTCATAATGAGGGTTGGTAACTACCAGTCCATCGAGTCCGGTGATGTATGCTTTGTACCCTGCTGCGTTACAGATTGCGTTAATGATGTCAGGAACCGGCGTCGCACCATTAAACGAGAATGGTGATGCGGGCTTGTTCTGTAGGCCAGCGTTTGCTGTGGCTGTAATCACCAATGCGGCATTTGGTATTGCGTTCATGTTCGCAATAGATGATGTCATGTAACCAGCGAATATAGCCGTTTCACCGACAAATACTTTCATACTGATCCGCTCAGTATCGCTACCAAATAATCCCATAGCCTTCGACGACAGCGCCGCCAGCATCTCAATACCCAATCCGAAAATGCTTACGTTAATCTGCGTACCGAACAGGTTCCCTGCAGACTGAAATGAAACCGTAGCCCGGGCTTCGCTGATGGAAATGGTGTTATTGCCAGAATCATCGAATGAGGATGTTTCATTCACAAACTCAAAGCGGAGAGATCGTTTACTGTACAAGCTCGCCCTCCTCTATGTAGTAAAGAATGTATCTGCTACCAAGACCTTCCCAGTAAGGGTCTGTTTGTCCCACGTTATCAAGGAAGACCAGATCGCCAACGAATCCAAGATAGGAATATCTGACCATCCGGTTACCGTATAAACACGGAACCCCCTGCATGATTGGGTTGCCGTTAACCGTTAAGTCCATATACATAAAGCTTTCGCGCTGAATTAAGCGGATAGTGCATTGCTGGCCGGCTAAGTTTACGGATATGGATTGCGATTTCTGAGGAACAAGGGAAACAGTTCTCATGTGATGTTCTCGTTTATTTCCTTAGCCAGCTCCGCTGCTTTCTGCGTTGCACTGTTGGTTACGTCAAGAACTGGCTTCGAAACGGTATCCAGAGCGCTTTGAAAGCCTGTTGTGATGGCATCTGTTGCCTTTCCGGCAATATCGCCTACAGAAGTTTTTAGTGATGACCATGATTTACCAAGCTCATCGACTGTCGATGGTGTAGAGCCAGCATCCTTTGTTGCGGACCCGGTTCCTGTTACACCCTGGCTGATTTCATCGTTAGTTGGCTTGCTGTTCGACTGTGAGCCAGAGAGAACAACTTCCATCTGCTGCATAACCTCCTGAAACACCAGATACACCGTCAGCATGGATACGCCGCGCTGAGAGTTTACGTTGTAATCATGATCAACAAGGTCATAACTCTGCAGCGTTTCTTTCGGCGTCTCGATGTCATATGTGTTTGCCGTTTCCAGCATTGTTTTGATGGTTTCAAGAGCACTGCTTTGGCTGGTAAACGTCAGATCGAAGATGTTTGGAATGCTGCCAGTCAGACCCGTCAGGCCAGTAATGATGATCTCGCACCTGACAAGAGATGGCTCTTTCACCTTGTTGATTGACTGGTATTTACCATTCTCCACCGGAGCGTTGGTGATCTGTGCCCGTCCGCCAGGTTGAATAGATGCCATGCCGCTGAACTCAAGCGCCACTGCATTGGTTTTGCTGTTGCGGATCACGTACTGAGGGTGGAGAACGCTGTCGATTATGGAGAGCGGAGAGCCGCCACCGATCGCGTTGAATATGTCTGCTGTGTTGAGACTGAGAATGCTCATCGGTTCTCCGGGCAATAAAAAACCCGCCGGAGCGGGTTTATCTAATTGGAAATTTTCGTAGGCCAAAAATGAATGATGTGAACAATGGCTGCAGAAATCACCACCCATAGCGCCACTAACATCAGCGCGTACCAGGCATCAACCCCCATCATTATGTCGATTGGTTTAGCGAAGAACATCAATGTGAAAACATAGATAAATAAATACAGCAGCGAGCGTCTCATATCACGATTCCCCGTGTTTTTCATGAGTAAATTATACGGCAATTTTCACTATAATACATGAAGTTAGCTGTTATTTTACCGAACTTGAGAATGCTGCGTTTGTCGATGCGCGGCTTGCTTGTTGATTGATACTCTTTGTCAATGCGTCAACTGTTGTCGGATTACTGTTCACATTCACTGTGTTGATGTGCGTACTGTTTTGTATCTGAGGTTGTCCGCCGCTTGATGCCAGTTGATATGGCCTGTTATCTGCCATTCTTCCCTGCGTCGCGTAATAGTTGCGGGCATTCCCCATGTTTCCATAGACCTTGCCGGTGTATTCGCGCGTTTCTTTTGGTAGCTGTGAAATATCACTGCCATTGGCGATCCACTTATCAACGTTACCCATCCCCCAGTTATAGGCTCTGAGAGCGTTGTCGACGTTGCCATCGTAGCGCTTCAGTAACTGGCGCATGTAAACGGAAGCAGCAGCGCGAGACTTCTCTGGGTCGAGTCTTTCATCAACCGTTGAGTCCACTCGCAACCCCATGTCTCTGGCGGTTGCTGGCATGAACTGATACGCACCGGCAGCCCCTGAGCTGGTGTTGTACGCCAGTGGGTTCCCGCTTGATTCAGTCATCATCACGCCGTGGAGCAGATCATCNATTTCTCCCGGTGCCTGCTGCATTCTTCTTGCTGACTGTGCGTGTTGTGCTGGCTCGTCAATGCCGAAAAATGACTTTAAAGAATCCCATGTGATGAATGGTGTTTTCTCTCCGTGCACCTTGTCATACATATAGCTGCCAACACTTTTGCCTTCGCCTTTAGCTTCTGCATTGGCTTTATCTATAGCATTGGCGGCTGTTGTGGCCGCGATAGCAGCCATAACCAATGGATTAGCTCTTAGCCCTGCGGCCAGTAACAGAAGAAGCGCATTCGCCCCACCAACAGATTCTGTCAGTTTCTTAACTGATTCTCCGGCATCGCGAAAGAACCCTATGATGTCGCCATGGTGGTCTTTGATCCAGTCGCCAAACTGTTTCAGCGCGCTCATGACTTCAGGCGCAAAGGCGATGGCTATATCCTGCCGAATACGTTCAAACTGCGCGTCGAGTTGCCCAAGGGTAACCAGCAGGTTTTCCTGCTCTTTCACCTGAGCGGCGGTGATCTGCGACTTCTTCGTTTCCGAGTCGACCAGAGACTTTAGCTCACCAGATTTAATCTTGGCTGCGTCTGTCGGGTCGAACCCGGCGGCCGCCATCACCTGCATCAGATTTTCCTGAGAGTGTGATTTGCCGTAGCGGGTGAATTCCCCCAGCGCCTTGTTAGGGTCGCCAAGGTTATTGATGTTCAGACCGGTGCGGGCGCCCAACACCATCAGGTTTTGCGCCGCGCCGGTGAGCCCACCAAAGATTGTCGGGTCTTTGATGTTAGCCAGCGCCATGCGAGCATTACCAGAAGCACCGATGAACGCATCACCGTTTAACCCGGCCTGCTGGAATCCGCGCCGCATGCCAAACATCTTGTTCACGTCAGTGCCGAAGAACTTCGCCTGATTGCTAGCACGAACGATTTCGTTTGAAGTTGAGGTGAATAGTTGCTTGATACCGTAAAGACCGGCACCGATACCGAGAAATCCGGCGGCGGCGGTGTAAGCGCCACGAAAAGAAGACGCCGCTGCGCTGCCAAACTGCGTTACATCAAGAGTGCTCGATTTCAGAGTGCGGCTGATGTTTTTGCCGGAGCGGTCAAAATCCCCCTCCAGCTGCTTCACCTCATCTTTCAGCTTACGTTTGCCATTCAGGAACTCGTCAGCCTTGATTGTGACCTTATAGGCCAACTCACTTATGAGCATTGGTTACCTACCATGATTCTCATGAAACCCAAACTCAATATCTGCGGCCTTTCTTGCTCTGGCTGCATCCTTTATATCATCGAACCATCCAAGATATTTTACCTTTCCGCTTAACTTAATTGATGCTTGCCATTTCTGATGCTGCTTGTTCCATGATACGCCAAGATATCCTGACTTATTAGTTGAGCGTTTTTTNCTGATTTCTGTGATTATCCTGGTGTGTAACAAGACGGAGATTCGACAATCTGTTATTGAATGTATTGCCATCAATATGATCAACATACATTCCGCTATCTATTGCGCCATTGTGCATTTCCCAGATTATTCGATGAACCATTGTCAACTTTCCGTTCAATCTAACTTGGGCATAGGCGTTGTTTTTGCTCTTCCCTGCCTCATCTCCAATATGAACTCCCTGAGAAATTCTTACTTTCCATCTAAGAATGCCTGTTTCATTCTCATAAGAAAAATAGTCACAATAATTCATGTTGGATTATTTCTCCTGATGCTTATGCCACACGCGCTGATTGAAGTTTTCCACTGAGATAATCTCGAGCAGGTTGTACATATCCGCTACGGAAAGCCTCTCCTGTAAATCGAGGTAAGAGGCTTTTCCAGAGCAGATAATGGCGTTGATGGTTGATGAGATATTGACTGGGGAGACTAACTTAGCCGGTAGAGCATCTTCCTCAAGGAAGGGATACTTTACTCTCCGGCGATCGTTAAAAAATTGAAATTAATCTCAAACACCTTGTCCAGCAGGGAGCGAATGGTCGACACCTCTTCGAAATCCAGAGAACCATTCACCTTGCGCTGCTGGCGCTGGCCTTCACTGGTGATGATGATGTCCACCGTCGACATCAGGCGATCTCGCAACTGGCGAGCGACTTCCGGAGATGATGCAGAGATGACGCTCAGGCCAACTGTTGCCAGCCCGGCGCACCCCATGGCGATCACATCAGCCGGAATGCTGCTGTAATTAGAATCCCCCATAGCTCGGAAAATATCCTGTGCCAGGGTGTCGGCATCCCACGCCGACATCTCAGTGATGAGAAATTCCTTACCCTTATCGCGGCCTTCTTCTTCAACAATGAAGGGGATCTCTTTACGTGCCATCAGATTGCGCTCCGTGTGACGGTCTCAAAGTGGAATACTGCCGGGCGTGGCTGAAGAACGCGGCGACCCGGAGGCGTCGGGGTCCAGGTGTACAGAACACCGTTAACGAAGTTCCACTTCGCGCCCAGCGCCGGTACGGTCAACGTGGCGTTGCATGCAAACGCAGAAATTGCCGTTCGCTCGGCAGCAAACCAGTCATCAATCAGGCTGCTGGCATTCGATGTAGCCATCAGGTTAATGGTGAACTCTGTCGGGTTGAAGATGAAGCCAGCGTGGTATTTACCATCCGCAGACATCATGTCTTCCTTGTTCTGCAGCGCTCCGGTTTCAAACATGTTGTCGGCTGCGTAATCATCAACGTCAAAACCGCCGGGGTAGTAAGCAGGTACGACGATGCGCAGCTTGGAATTAGCACTTGTAATGTCAATTGGCATTTTGTCGTCCTTACAGAATAGCGGTTGAAGACATGCTGATGGATTGGATTAACTGCCCGTCAACCCAGTAGAAGATCGCCCCCTGCAACTGACGCTCAAGACGAGCTGCACCGGTTTGCGTAGGGATATACAGATACCATCCCTCGGAATACAGCGTCGCGGAGATATCTTTGCCAACTGTGTTGTTCACGATGCGGATCTGCGCATTGTCCAGCACAACACCCTTCTGAATCGCGCCGAACGTCAGAGCCTGGTTAGCAACGTCAATTGTGGCCGCCTGAATCGCGCCATAGCCGTTTTGGTTGAACGGGTAGGACTGATTGTTGGTAAAAAGGTTTGCGTATGCACTGACCAGATTGGCGTTAATCCATACCTGATCGATGAAGGTATCCAGCCAGACGAATTTACCAGTAATAGCACCGTCAGATGCGTACTGAGCCATGGTCTTATTCAGGCTATACGCACCATAGAAGTTGTAACCGTTCGATTTCAGAGCTTGAGCCGTAGCCAAATCGCTCACGTTAGGTGTCAGTCCGGGGAAGCCACGGAACTTGAATGAGATACGTCCGTTGGTGCGAGCAAAGTCTACCGAAGCGGCATAAGCCAGCGCGGTTACGCTGTACAGATAAGTACCGTACACCGGGAAGATGTTCTCGTAACCATTAGCCACAACCACTTTCTGCACGAAGCAGTTAGCATTGTTGGCGACAGTACCTTCAGCCGTAGTGTCATGCACAACATAGCCAAAGCGGTTTTTGCTGCTGCTTGCCCATGCGCACAGCTCTGTTTTCTGGTCATCGGTAAGTTCGACCAGCGAGTTAAACAGGATCCAGTTCTGGTTGACGTTGATGATGTTATTCATCGTGTCTGTCAGCGTTACAGCATCTGAACCCGGGGATACGATTGCAGCAGTAGCCTGAGTCAGCAACAGGCCGGTTGCCAGTGCGCCAGCGGACGCATAAGACACTTCGCTATCCGCGCCGGTAGTGGCAGAGCGAATGATGAAGCGATTAGCAATTGGCAACCATTCGACCGCGACTTTGCTTGCCCCGATACCAACCTGCAGCTTTGATGCAATGTCGCTGAAACTGGTAGCCGTTGACAGGTCGATTGACGTACTGGTTACCGATACGCCATCAACTGACAGCGTAATGGTTCCGGACGGGATTGCCTTCAGGGTAGCCAGTGCCACACCTTTCAGATTACCGGACAGCAAATATCCAGCAACGTCAGCAGTAACGATGCGATACATCAGCAACTCACCAGGAATAACGGATGAGTTTTCGTAGCCGTTGAAATACTGCTGCGCGGCGAGGAATTCTTTTGATTCACTGCCCATCAGAGCAGAGACATCAGAGGATGAAAAATAAGATTGCACCGCGCCGACCGGGATAAGCTCGTTATCGGTCAGCATCAGGCCGTTAGCATCAACCGCAGAACCGGCAGGCGTAACGACATTGGGCGTGATATTGAAATCTACGGATAAAGGGATTGTGCTCATTGGCGTCCATCCACCTGTTGGGTTGTAATTTCTGCTTTGTCGAAATAGTCCTGCGGGAATGACACGGTAATGTGCGCCTGCAGGGATAGCGTAATTGTGTAGCGTTCTTGCCACTGTCTCTCAGCGTCGATCATCGGCGCTTGAATGGCAGGTGATGAGTAAAGCGGGGCAAGCCGGGCATCAATGGCTTTGATGGTGTCGTAGCCATAACTACTCGCGAACGTGGTTTCCAGTGCAATGGCCCGATCCCCTGCACCCTGACCGTAGATATCCACCTGAATATCAGCGTGGCGAACTTCGGTGTATCCCATGGCGCTTGTTGCCGGAGAGCCTGTGTCCTGCTTGATGTCTCTCGTCGTGGATAACCGGGTAAATCGCAAAGGGGTCAGGATGCAGAACTGTCCTTTTGGCATCGGCACGCGATTGGCCTGAGCTTGCTGGCATGTACCGGCGATCGGCTCAATGTATCCAGCCAGCACATCGATCACGTCATCTACGGTGAAGTCGTTCATGGGCTCACCTGCAAAACAGCAATCAGACGACACCAATTTGGCCATAGTTCAACGGGTTCAACGACAAGCCATTGCTCGCCATTAATCACGAAGATATCGCCACCCTGCTCCATTTCACGCTGCACGCTGAAGTAGTTGCCATTGACGTAAATCACCTTTGCCAGCCCCTGGATGTTCAGGCCGTCGACGTGTTGCATGTCGCCACGGCTGATTGGCTGCAACTGAATGGTGACGTTCTGGTCAGGAAGGTAAGACGGAACTGGCTTGCGACCGGGTCCGATGGTTTCACCTGCGTATTTCTTCAGGATTGCTGAGATATTGGGGTTTACTCGCCTAATGGCGCTGTTGGCAATTTTATGAAGGTTCAATGTCTCCTACCTCATAATGCACATCGCGGATCATGACTTTGGTATCAACAAGAGGTTTTGTTGACTCATTGCCTTTAGATTTCCTGCTAGCGATTGTCGCCGCTGACAACGGCGGACCCATTAACGAGGAAATTGACTGGACGACATCCCCTGCAATTTTTTCACCAACTACCGACAGGACGTGTTCTAACTCAATCCCTTTTCCAAGACCTCTTGCAATATCTTCTGACCATTCGGTTTCATGAGCTGCAATTGCATTGCGAAAGAATGGTCTTGGGGGTTGGTTATTTGCCGGATTCCCATACTCGTTTGTAGCCGCCACCATAGCCACAGGCGTTCCATCCGGGTATGTTGCTCCGTCGATAAACCCAACTTTTAGTTGCTTGTCGGATAAAGAGTTAGCAATTTCATCAAGAGCATCCATCACCTTGTCATTCATTTTCGCCTCCCACGATAGAATCCCATTCGATAAATCTTCGTGGCTTGCCAGAACATAAAACCGTATGGGGACTGGAGGAAGAATTCAGCATTGAAGGGGACATTAGCCATTGATGATCCCACGCTTACACTACCCTCTGTCGCAGAAGTAAGGCGGCCAACCATACCGGTTAAGCCGCCATCTCCATTTGCATCAACGTAGAATAAGTAAGCAATGTGGGCTGTCAGGAGATAGAGAAAATACTTCCTCTTCTCCTCGTCGCTAATCACACATTGAGGCGTGTTCTCCAGATAGGTAGTTGCGGCGTAAAACAGGTCTTCTACCTGCTGGTTTGTCAGCGCGTTATATTGTGGATATTTCGACTTCCACTCAGCCACATCCAGAGTTACCACGCCCATGTGTTATTCCTCTTTTTCGCCTTTCTTCAGAACGTGTTGCTCACCGCCAGTCTTCAGGTCTTTTTTGTCTTCTGCTGCAGCTTTAGCGTTAGCCTCGTTTTTCTGAGCGAAAATAAAACCGTCTTTGATGGCTGTCATTCCGGCGTACTTGCTTTCAATGGCCTGCCACAGTTCTTCAGGCATATGAGTCAAACCGCACACGCCTTCGTAACCGCGAACAGCAACGAGTTCGCTGCTATTCTGCCCGTTTACCACGATCTCTTTACCGTTAACTTCAAAAACGGTGCCGTGAATGAGCTTGCTACTTACTACTACGTTAGCCATTAGAGAGTCCCTGTCATTTGAACAACGCCTGATGGGCGGTAGATAACGGTGCCGAGAGTACCGGCTGCCAGTTTCTGGCTGGTCATTGAGTGCTCAACGAATACCGGGAATGCACGCATTTTTTCGGTATAGACGGTATTGCCGACAGGAGTGCCACCAAGACTTTCGGCGATCAGCTGAATAAGGCCGCCTGATGGAGTGCCAAACTCAGGAACGACAACAACGGTCAGGCTGGTATAGGTCTTCTTAATCAGGTCGATAGCGGAAGCCGTACCCAGTGCGTTGATTGCGCCCAAAGAAGCGTTATCGCTTGGGCTAACAACCAGTTTCATCGGGCTGGTTTCCTGCACCAGGCCTTGGTTTTTTGCCGCCAGATTTGTGAACATCTTCTTCACATCGTTGAAGATGCCAACGGCGTCTTTGTCAGCCATTTCACTTTACCGTCAGCGGTGGTGATCGGGGTCAACGCTGCAGGGAGTGCCGGGTCATTCATGATGCCGAAGTTTGGCGCACCAGAAATACCGTACATATAGGACTTGTTAAAGAAACGGTTGATTGCATCAACACCAGCCGCTTGCTTCATGGCAACATAAGGAATCAGCGCCATGCCGTACTTCTCTTGTTCCAGATCGCCCCATTCGTTCATACCCTGGAATCGCATCTGCCGACGCTGTTCCCAGTTGGAGTTTACGTGGGTAGAGCCAGCGCGAGAACGGTCGTCATAAGCAACGATTTCATACGCTTCTTCAGTGCGCGGGAACAAAACATCCTGCACAGCCCAGGTTCCTTTCTTCACTTCCGGGTAAATCTGTGTTGCCACAGTAGGCGCGAAAAGTTGCTTGATGATCATCGGGTCGATGACCTGTGCAGCCGCGGCAGGAATGCCGCCGTTTGCAACGGTTGCCATATCTACTGCGGAGTCACCAACTACGCCTTTCATGGAAAGATAAGAAGGGGTTTTCTCGAAGACTACGCCCTTGTCTGCCAGCACTTTCAGATATTGCGGCAGCGTGGATTGATTAAGCTCCATTACAGAACCCCCTGCTTGGTCATTTTGATAATTGAGTTGGCGTCGGCGTCAGAAGCCACCCAGTAAGGCGTTTCAATTGCACCGGAAATGGTTGCACCAGCAGCACCGGTTTTAGATGTGCCATCAGCCAGAACAGCAAAGATCTTCTGTCCTTTGGTTGCTGCTGTTGCGGTACGCACCCAGAAGTCACCGACCGTGAAAACACCCAGATCGGTTCCTGGCTCTACCAGCATTGAACCAGTAGTATTCAGTGGCAGAACACCCTTACCGGTATTCATCACCCAACCTAAAGGAAGTCCAGTGCCAGTGTTATTCACCAGAGTCGGATCAGTGCCATCCACCCACACCCAACGAGCCTGATAGACACCACTTGCGCCAGCCTTATAAGAACCTTCAGGCGGCAGTGCTACAGCGGTAGGGTTAAGTGATGCCAGATCGCCTTCTTTGCCCGGAGCCGGGTACAGAGTTACGGTTTGCTGAAAAGTCATGTTCGGTTTCCCTTAGAAATAGTCTTTGAAGTCAGCAGCGCTTGCCTGCTTCTCAGCAGAGTCACCGACTGGTTGTTTGCTGGTCTTGCCATGAATAGCCATCTGCACCAGAGCTTTGTAGGCTGATGGGTGAACACCGTCGATGTTTACCTTTTCTTGCTTCAGCACAGCTTTGTAGATGTCGTCTGCGGAGTCGCCTGATACGTGGCCATAAACTGGCTCAACAGTACGCATTGCTTCTCTGGTTGCAGCAAACTCACGGCGGGCTTCTGCAAGCGCCTCATTTTTTGCTTTGCTCACCAGATCTCGAATGGCGCTATCACCCATTTTGTTGTCTTCCTCGTCACCTTCGAGTTTTTTACGCTCGTAATCTTCGCGATATTCTTTTTTCTCAAGGTCTTCCTGCTCTTCCTTGTCCTTGCCTTCTTTCTTCAGCTTTTCACGCTCAGCACGTTCGCGTTCTTCCTTGTCTTTGAGGTCTTTTTCTTCACCCTCATCGCCGGAGTTAATTTCTTTCTGCTCATGCTGAGCCATAAGCTCCATGATGCCCTTTGCCAGTTCATCAGCGTCTGAATCAGATGCTGTGGCAAATTTGGTTTTAATCAGGTCGGTCAAGCCTTCCATCAAAGTTTCCTCTTGGTCTTGTGAATCGCCTACGGCGCATTCAGCGCCAACACGGCCTTTAATGGTCAGCGCGACAGAGTTACCTGAAATGTTTCTGGCAACGCCGTCATACGCCTGACCCATGAACTCGCCTGGGGTCATATCCAGGTCGAAGAATGAAGGGAAGATGGAAAGCTCGCGCCGCGTGGAATTTTCCACACCTTCGATCGCGTCCTTGTCCCACAGCTTCATGCTGGTAACGAGGTAAGGAGATTCGAATCGCGTATCCGTCCCGGTTGTGCCTACCCGCTCCTGTGGAGTGTCAGGCGTGTCTAACTGATTGGGGTGCTCAATGGTCACTGGCACGTTATTGAACGAGTCAGCGGCGCGGATAAGTTCTTCTGCAGGCCGGTAGATGTAATAGAGGCGATCAGGATTGAGTCCTAAAACCTTCCATCCCGGCAAACTTGACCCCCTGTATGGGCTAACACATTCTTTGCTGATGTTGCACTGGGTGATGTTCATCCGTCCGTAATCGTCATACGCACGAACGGAGGAGCCCATGTCGTAGGAATCGCCTCGATAGCCATTGGCGTATGCCGCTCGCTCTACTTCTTCGGCTTTTTCTTTCGACACAAACGGTCCTTTGCTACCCCAGTACCATTTGCCATCTTTTTGATGTACTGGCATGGATTTACCTTTCTTCAGGCAATAAAAAANGGCCGCCTAAGCGACCTATTTGTTATCTCGAGCCATTAACTCAAGCTCGTATTCAATTATCTTCCTGGTGTCGGTTTTGTAGCACCATCTCTGCTTTGAGTTAATCCAGTATTTATAGACAACCAGTTCTGTTTCGCCATCCTTTATCTCAGCAACTAAGTGACGTTTCTCATTACACCACCGCCATTCTTTTGGGATTTGCATGGTCATCCTTAAATTGGATTTAGTTGTTTATTTTATCACTTTTTCATGGCTGCAATAGCCAGACCGGCTATCAGAAATCCGCCAAATATCAGCGTTGCTCCGAACCAATAAAATAATTCTGTCATTTCTCTGACTCAGAAAGGAAGCTTCGGTTTCCAACTACACCCGCAGTTTATTTCCTGCCCTGGTAACACGTATTCACCGTTATCACCAACCGGCAGACCTTTATCCAAATCGAACTCCTGACCGTTTGCTTTCACATGCTTGGGTCGAGGATGACTACCGCCACCCGAATGGATCCATATGCCTTTAGTGATGCCCAGCGATTTCTGCCTGACTCTTGATAACTCAGCCGTAGCCTTGTTGTTCTGGTCAATAGCAATTCTTTCAGCCCGGCGTCTGGTGATGCCGAATTGCTTTTGAAGCTCTTCGGTCATGTAATGCAGGTCACGCCCTCGCGTAATCGACTGGAGGGTGATCGTCTGCACCTGGGTGAAATACTTCTCAGGAATGGATTTAATCAGGTTGACGTTTTCAGCGACAATTCCATCAACAGCTTGCGTCATCTCCGGTGTCATTGTGAACTTCACGCGGGGAATATCTTTTTCTCCCAGAGATCGCTTCAGTGATTTGGTCGCTGTGCTATCGATGGCTTTAACAAACCTTGGCGCAATAGTGACTGCCGCATCCGAAAAACGAGCCACCCATCTATCTCTGAGGTCAATCAGGCGTTCGGCGATGTCATTCATACCTCGCTCGCCGGACTGATGTGAGTTGTACTGAGCTCGAGCCCAATAATCAGCACTCTTGACCATTTCAGAGATAAGCTCTTTAAGCGACATCGCGTATTGATTTGCTATCGTCGCGTTGTAGTGAACCCTGCGAAGGGTCTTTATCTTCATCAGGATCACCTTCAGGGTAAATGCTCACGACTTCATATTTGATGCCATTGAACTCGGAATCATCATCTGCAGCGATCACATTACACACCTGCTCTGGTGTTACGACCTCAGCATCAATCAGCTTGACGTAGGTGTCAGCCTTCTTGTTGTTGATGTCAGCAATTTCCAGATCGCTCAGCTCATCCAGCGGGTTAAAGTCGATGTACAGGTCTTCATAGAACTCACCAAACTCATTCAGGCAGAGGATTTTCAGCACCCAGTCAAGAACGGGCTTGTAGCTGTTCTTCTGCTTGTTGGAGATGTTCTCGTGCTGTGATTCACGCTCTCCTTCACCACTGGCGTTCATGCCGCTTGGCTGGCTTCCTGTCAGGCTTGTGACACTAAGTCGAGATGGAACACAAATAAGACGCAGCATTTCAGCTTGTAGCTCATGCAAACCGGTTAGCGATGTGTTCATCTGCTCCAGAGTTTCCTGAGTCTTATCGATTGCCAGAACGCCGTGGTTGTCCTTGCCGTACACCAGAGTGTCGAGTCGCTTGTCAAACTCATTGCGATCCTGCAGATACGTTTCCATATCCGTAGACCAGATGTACGTCCTGAATGACGTTATAATTCTCGGGATGTCGTCGCGCACGCTCTCCCAATTCGTTACATAGGGAAGCATCATCTGAATTAGTGACAGGCCGCCAAAGTTATAAGATGGCTTCAGCATGTCCGGCACTGAGTACAGCACCAGAGACTTCATTCTGCTGGCGCTTACAATGCGCCCCATCACATACCATTGCTGCGGCACGAAGAAATCAGGACTGATCGGGTCAATAGCATTGTATGCCTGCGGATAGGTCCACATGGCTCAACTACGCGAAACCCTTCCAGATCGCCTTTCTTAATCTTCGTTGGGTCAAGCAGCAACTCTTTGTCGCGCTCGTTCTCATCGCCTTTCATTTTCACGAACAGGAATGAGTTACCAAATGCCTCAGCGTTGAATCCGAGCAATTTAAGGTGCTTCTCTACTGCGTATTTCTCAAACGCATCTTCAATCTGACCGATGATTTTTGACCGGTCATTTTCGGTATCGTTGGACTTTACTTTGAAGCCTTTGCGGAACACCTCATTAACTGACTGCTCACAAGCGACGCGGTTCTCTGATTTCTGAGCTAGGGTAGCCAGTAGTGGATACCCCATGAACACAGAATCAGAAGAAACAAACACGCTGTTCAGCATGCCATAATCGACGCTATCACCGACGACAACATTATCAGGAACAACTCCAGCAGGTGGCTTGTAAGCACCATGCTTCATGTTTGAGAAGTGCTGATCAATCTTCCTTTTTTGCATCTCACTGTCAGATGCCCATGACTGGCCCACAGCAAGCTTGCGCTGCTTTTGTGCGGCGCTAGTTTTTCGTTTTGACATGTTACCAGCCTGAGTTTTTACCAACGAGAAGGGATCGATTAATCGGGGCGTAAGCCATGACGAAAGCGTCAGCCAGGTTGGGTGACTTTATTTCGCGTTTAGCCAGGTCTTTTTTGCTCTCAACCTTTACACGTCCGTTGTTATCGAAGTCTCGTTTGGGGGTGCTAAGTTCAGTCTTGAGCTTTTCCAGAAATGGCATATCAGAGGAAATGCTGATCATCTTCTCTGGTTTGAATGGTTCACCACGCTTAATGGCGTTGAATGTATTTCTGAACCGGTCAGCAAGACTCCACCATGACTGGGCCTTGATGTTTGAGAAGTAGTCCTTGTTGGTTATCTTCTCGACGTAGAGCTTTTCAGGGTTATGCACCGAGTCTCCGGCGTTGAACTTCGCATACTGGATCCGGGTTTTACGCTCTACGTTAATCTCGCCGAACTTGCTACCAGCAAATGCACCAACACCGATAGAGTCATAAGTGATGTGAGCATCACGCTTAAGCGCCTCGCCATAAACGCGAGAACATGATTTGCTGAGCTCATCCTCTTTAGCGGACCATTCATCACACCAGAACGCCACAGAGCCATGCGCATACACCATCGCACACTTGTCCTCACCGTCATCAGCAACGTCGAATCCGATGCGTTTCATGCCTTCTGGCTCGAATCCTAGTTTTATGTGCGCATCGATGGATGCCTCTATCCAGGAGCGTTTAATTACCGTCGCATCATCATCGGAACGCGGCACGCCGAGATAGACATGCTCAAACGCCTCCTCGTCTCGCTCTTTTGCCGCGTCGATGACTTCAAGCATCGTCTTCGATAAGAATGGGTTCTCATCAAAATTAATCTTGCGAACCAGCGTTCTTGGCGGTGGGTTAACAATGAAGTTCTGGTATACGAAATCGGTGTAGAGATTGGGGTTGAAGATAAACCAGCACTCAGAGCCTTCTTTACGAATAGTTGGTTCCAGTATCTCCCACTGTTCTTCAGTTAGAGCGTGGGCTTCCTCCAGCCAGAGCACGTCGATACTCTCAAGCGACTTAATCTCATCAACGCTGTTCTTAAGTCCGTAGAAGATGAACTCCGTGCCGGTAACGCGATTGACTATCTTGTCTTTCAGCACACGGAAACGAGGCTGCAGGCCAAAGCGCTCAATCTGAATTTTCAGCAGCGCGTAGACCGACTCGGCGATCTTGTTTTGTATCTGACGAGCACAGAGAAAGCGCAGCTTGTAATTGTTTGCCAGGTAGATAGCAAAACCTGCTGCATCCCATGACTTTGAGCTTGCCCGACCACCGTAAAGAATCTTGTTGCGTGATTGCGTAGTCCAGAAGTCTCGCAATACCGGGTTAAGAGTTGGTGTTGTAGAAGTCATTGAGGCTGGTTCCTTTGTTGACGCTTGAAGGCTCATCCTCTTTGATGCTGTAAGCTTCACGCTCAAGGCCGATTAATGTCTTGAGGGTGTCGCTAAGGTCTTTCATGGATTTGACGCGTGAAGGCAGACTGATTGTCTTTTGGTAAATCTCATTAAGCTTGTCGCGACCCGTCTTCTCATCCGGTTCAAACATGAACTCGCCAAGCTTTTTCATCATTTCAATATCAGTGCAATCGACAGACAACTCTTCAAACAGCAGGTTGGCTAACTCTCTTGCCCTTCTGATATCTCCGCGATGCTCCATCCTGACATTGGCAATAGCTTCAGCAGTTGACTCTATCAGTACGCGTTCAGAGAGCGCCGATTCAGCGCGTACCTGCTTGCGTACCTCTGCTTTGCGTACCAGATCATCTGCTCGCTCTTTTACCTTTGCAGAGATGTCTCTTGACCAGTCATCTCGCTTTGCACGCTTACGTATGGCACCTTCACTTATGCCATGCTGCGATGCTATCTCTCTGAGNCTCAACACCCCGGCACGGTAAGCCGACTCGATGGCCTCCCAATCCGGAGTTGCCATATTAATTACTCTTCAGTTTCGTATTGGACTGTGTACTGATTGACCTTCTGCAGGTTATAGCTGCGTGTTCCGTTTGTGAGTTTAACGGTCAGAAACCCGTCTTTAATAACCGGCTCAACCTTCGACTCTAAGTTTTCCCAACTAAATCCATCCTGGTGAACGGAAATCAGGAATTTATTATTTTTCGCCATTTCTCACCTCAGCTTGAGGCCATGTGACCGGCCGCGATCAGCTTCGTCAGCAGGGAGTTGAAGTCTGCCTGAGTAGGCGCTGCTGTTAACTGAGCAGTGAATGTCATCTGCTTAACTGTGCCTGCAGTGGAGGTAGTTGCTGCAACTGGGGTTTCTGATGCTTTTGCTACGCTTACTGCTTCGCCCGACTGAGCGACTACGATTGCTGGCATGATTTCACCTATGCGTTAACGATAATGATTGCGTCAGCGTTAAGTGGCTTGACGTATACAGGAGTGCCAGAAGAGGCGTGGTAAATGTACTGAGTCAAAGAGGATCCGCTAAATGGGAGACCAATGAGGTTTCCCGGTGCTGATGTTGACTGGCAGATATATGCCTCAGTACCAGAGATAGCGATGGTTGCCTCTGCGGTTCCATCATAGGCCTGAGTCCACACGCCTTTAGGTGCGGGTACGTTTAGTAATTGCATGTTTCACCTTAAGGGTTAGGAACCATCTGTTCAGCTACGAGAAGAATTGCTGTGGCAGTAAATGTCGCGCCGTTCGATACGATGGTGATGTCACTACCGCTGGTTGCCAGATTCCCGTCCTTGTCGACACTGAAGAACGTCGGGAAAGAAAGAATGTCTGTCGTGACCTGTGCATCTCGCGTCTTGGTGAGCGAGTTACCGTTGGTCTGCGGAAAGTCGACTGTCATACTTCTGTTGGTTGAAGCACCAGACCATGTGCCGATCACGTTAACCTTGAACGTTACCGTAGTGTTCTGGTTGAACACGTTCAGCTTGTTAGTCGTTGTGTTAAAGAACGGTGCAAGTGATCCGCTGTGCGCCAGGTTTTTAATTAGGTTAATCAGATTGGTTGGCGTGGTTGGAATTACCAGGCTTAAACCGCTGAAGTAGCACTCTGATTTCTGTCTTACTAATGATGGTCCAGCCGGACCCGCTGGCCCTGGCACACTACCAAATGGATAAAGCGACATACCTTCTCCTTAGCGCAACGGTTTCTCTGCTTCTCAGTAGTGATTGGTCACTTACGGCTTACCCGTCAGCAAGATTTGATCACCGCCTTATTGGGGTTGAGCAATCTTTCCTTGTCGGGAGGATTCTATTTCTCGGATGGTTCGAACCTGTCCGTTGCAGGTATCCAGCGCACCAAGCAGAGCAACGTTTAGCTGCACACTGTCACCGAACGTCATGTCTTCTTTGATGGTCGGTATGAAGCAGTCAACCAGAAGATTTGCCGGTATCGGTACTGTTGGCGTCTTTACCACTTCGTATTGAATCTGCCTGTCTGCGCAACTGCTCAATGACAGAATCAGGAATAAGCTCGATAGAGCACTTGTTGTTTTTAAGCGCATCTTTCACCTCTTCCTGCAATCTCTGTGATTTCATTTCTGCTGCTGCTCGTCGCTTGGCCTCTTTATCTACCAACTTGTTCATGTCGGTGACGGCGTCGGTCAGATTCTGCAGCGTTGTGGCCAGATCGTTATTCTTGACGTTGAGTTGCTTCGATTCTGCGGTAAGAGAAGCGTTACTGATGCGCAACTGCCGGTTGTCAGCGCCGAGCTTTACGATGAAGCCGATGATGATCAGCGCGAAAATGAATGGGATGAGGTTTTTAATCGTGGTGATGCTCATTTCAGAACTGCCTCCGCTTTATTCGTGCGGTCGATTCTGTCCTGCAGCCCATTGAATCCACCATTAATACGCCTGGTTAAACCTTTAACGTCCCCGGTATCAGCGAACTGATTGCAGTTATTGGCTTTCCAGAACCACCCAGCGGAACGAGCCGCGTTTAAGTCCTGAAGGAGCAAATCTGGATTGGCCACCAAATCAAGATTCAGAGCTTTCCCGCATGCTGAGTAATTATCCTTAAAGGTAATCTGCTTCAGCCCACGACCACGATATTTCCATCCGTCGCCGTTTTGAGTGTTACCGTACCGGCCGCCGTAAACGATATTCGCAATGGCTTCTTGTCTCGCAGGAGATAACGCCATTTCTCCAGGCTTTCTCCCGAGATGCTGCCGTTGAGGCTCGGTCAGTCGGGAGCCGAATATCTGCAGGCCTGATACCGAGTAATTAAGAGATTCCTGCACCGACCTGAACCCATTTGATTCAGTGCCAATCTGTGCAAGAAAGTGAGCTTGTCTTTTTGGCGTATCAATACCGAATTCCTTCATGGTATCGACTATGCACTGGTACCACTTGTCGGCTAAAGCCGGTGTGATACCTGTTGCTTTGATAAACTGGTCTTTATTCATTATCAGCTTCTTTCCCCGCCGCTTTGCTTAGGAAGCGACCTTCCAGAGCTTTAATGAGAGATGAGCCAGACCAGCCAGCCATACCACACACACCGCCTGTTACTTCCTGCGGCCATGCGTAATGTATGGCAATCATGATCATGATAAGCCCGGCGAAAATCGACACGATTAGTTGTAGGCACATAGTCCTCCAACTAAATGCTTCACCGTTGAGGACTTTGAATGAATAACTGGCTATTGCGCCGACTAGGGTCATGCCGAAAGCGATGAGGATCGACCAGAGGTTCGGATCGCTTTTGTATGGCATTCTGTTCATTTCCACCCCCAGACTCGGGGACTTGTTCAAAAATAAGATTGCGGGTGATTGTTAGATGAACAAATCCGATCTAATGTCTATACCGTCTGATCAGACGATATGGGCCTTCGGTCTTTGTTCGTGAGTCGATTCACGGGCAAGATGGCGGTGAGTAGTTGACGCTACTTACCGTCGCCCATTTTCACGAATCCCGCCATAGCGCGGGTTTTCTTTTTTNGAAGCGCACTAATCCACCGTAGCCACAGATATTCAGCAATGAGTTGGTTGGGTCTGGTTCTTGGTGGTAATGCGCTTTAAAAAAGCCAGCGGCGCGGCTGGCAAGATGAGGGTAGTGCGTTGAGCTTTCGCTCTTATGGTCCTGGTAGGAATTTGGTGTGTGGTGACCGGTGCTGAACTCCGGCATAACTACCGTTTCAATGAGTAGCTGTTGCACGCGCATCAGCCTGCGCATTCACCACAACGATAATTGCACTGCGCCTGTTTCGGTTAGCGTAACGGGATTAACCGGTCACCCCAATGCAATTATCTGTTGTGCGCCCATTATTAATCACACCGGGCCAGTGCGCCGAATTCGTTGATGAGGAATCGGAAGACCTCACTGGTGTTTAGCCGTTAGNCTACTGCCAGGAATTGATCATCGTTTGCATTTATTTTTGTGGTCAGTTTCTAAATCACCGCAAAGTCGCTAACGTTGACGAAAACTGGAAAGGGCACTGACGAGCGTCGTCACAATTCAACACCAATCTTTCGCATATGTGCTATTCAGTGGTGAGGATTGCCGTCTGCCTAATGCTCTTACCAGATTTCATCAATAAAAAANGCCCCGAGCTATTAACTCAGGGCCTCTATGGTCACTCTCGCAACCAGTACTGACTAGACTTTTGCAAACCTCTCAGCCTGCGATGGTTGGAGTACCAGACGATGCGTCGAAGATACCAACTAGGCGGTTCAGTGGTGAGCGCCGCCTCGCTTATCTCACCACCTCGCTCTTTCGCCTTTGACGTCCGAGCATACATGGAAATATACACTTCTATTTCCCGAAATCAAGATATTTACAAAATATTTCTACTTACGCTGCAATTTCTGGAATCTCCTTCTCCAATTCGCGCTTCATTGCGTAAAACATTTCCGCATCGAGTACGTTCTCGCACCACACAACGCGCTTACGGCAATATTGAATATCAGCACCAGTGTGGTATTGAATTCGTCGAGCGATGTCTTGCGTGTTGTTGCAATCACAATATCGTTTAATAGCGACATCACGAACTGGGCTTTCCCGGTGGAGCGTTTTAATCATCACGCGTTCAACGAAAGCGGCATCATCTGATTCTTTGGCGAGAGCGATGATATTGCTGAACGATGATTGAGGGATAACCAGCTCTCTGGCTTTCTGATAGAGAACATCACCACGCAGGCCATCCTCTTCATAAAGCCGCATAACAACTCTTTCTATCTGGTTGGCTTTATCCTCACTCCAGTGGCTGCGAATCATCAGGCGACCGATAACGTTGATAGCACCTGCTGGAGAATCATCACCACGATTAACTCGCCCCCAGACTGACAGCATGTAATGTACCCATGCCTGCTGTTTTTTGGTGATGGTCTTTTTTGGGTGACGCCACACGCGCCGGAAATGAGCGTCATCAACAAAGTTCACCATTGAGAATATCGGCGTTATCTTCATGCTTCTGCTCCTGATGTTTTATAGCGACTGATGTAATTGCGTAATATCCGGTAGTCAGTGGCAAATGAGCCCGGGCGACGATAGATGCGTAACCGTGTCCATCGCAGTCGAAGGTGATCAGCAAAGTAGGATTCGAATGTCATGCGCCCTCCAGTTTCTTTTCCATTTCACGACATCTACGCCGGTACTCATCGCGGATCCGGATGAAGTCTTCGCGCCGGTATCGGGTCATTTCATGCGGGCCATTCAGCCAGTCAACCAACTCCTGCCCAAATCGCTCAACCAGAGTTGCTTCATATTGCTGGGCTACCGTTGCGGCCTTTGCTCCGTGTTTTGCAGATCCGGCGTTACATGATTTGCATTGTCGGTAAGCATTGCGCTCTTCAAACCTCAGTTCAGGGAAACCGCCAACTGTCTTAAAGTGCCCACAATCCCACTGTCCGCCGTGCAGGTCTGGCGGATTTGTTTCTCCACAGCTGATGCATGGCTGGTCATGGTCACGAAGGCGAATGAACTTGTTGAAGGCTTGCTGGGCTTGGGCTTTGAAGTAACTATCTGGCTTGAGGGCTAACTTGCGGATTTTAAGGGATCGTCTTTCTTGCTGGGCTTCTTTCTTTCTCTGCTGCTCCTTCTTAACTTTTTCCTTTTCTCTGAGCATTATTCCGTATTCAGCTCCATGTTCCGGGCAACACCACCATTCGTTTGCGAATCGGTGGTAAAACCACTCACTGCATATTTTACACCGTCGCCTCGGTTGCTTAGCCATTTTTCCTCCTCGCCTTAACGCGTAACCAGCGCTTGGCTATAAGTGGATATGTTGGGTCGTAGCTTTTTACTTCGGATGCCGTGGGGATCGGCTTGGGTTTGTTTCGACTTCGTTTGGTGGGAGTGAATATCAGATTATCCAGTGCAATTTGAGTTGTGCTTTTTAGCTTCACTCGTTCTGCCTCCGCTGTAATTCCCGGTATTCGCAACTGTCAGGGATGGTTAGTCGCAATCCCTTCTGATGCGCCCACTGGTCGATATCGGTGAGGTATTTGTGCATCTCACCGACATCAAGTCGCCGGGTTGATTTAACGTATCTGGTCATTCCTGAGATGGTTACCGGCTTGGCTGGGCAATACATATCCTTGAGCCATTCGTGGACTTCCTCGTCAGTGAATTTGTCAGCACCGGTTGCGGTTAACTGCTCAGCTACTTCGGTGTTCCATTTCCACAAAAGGTTGTTCTGCGAAAGACTTCGCTTTTCACGGTACTCAGATATTTTTATGCGCCAGCGTTTGCCGGTAGAGAGGATTTCTTTGAGGAGTAACCAGAGTTGAGTTTTATTCGTTTCGTGCAGGATGAACTCTTGCACTTGTTACCTCCTGCGCAGCTTTGCGTTCTGCTGTGGATTAGGCATCACGCACCTCAAGCTTCCATACTGCCTGTCCAATCCGGCTGCGGTAGGTATCCTTGGATACTTGACCTTCCATTGCCAGCTCGGCAAGAACCTTGCGTAGTTCTGCCGACTTCCATTCCTCATCAGGAAATTCTGCTTCCATCGCTAACCGGAGGTTCCATGTCGCCATTGTGAAAGCGTATCTACCTCCTAACACTATTTCTTCCCGGGCAGCGCGAGCACGCATCACATGCAAAATCTTCGCTTTGACCTCCATCACTTCACCTCCTGCTGCGGTGCTACTGGTAGTGGCATCCAGTGGGTTACATTCTGGATGTAATCGAAAAAATCACCATCATCCCAATTCATTTGTCTATTGAGAGCTGCTATGTACCTTGACCCAGCATCGGTGCAAACCATTACCTCAACATACTGTTCCGGCACCCGCTCGCTTACCGGAATCCAACCATCCGGAATCACCGGAGAGTTGCTATCGGCGCCCTGAAGCATGGCGGCGCGGCAGGCTTGCTCAATGCGACTCTGAATGTGCGCCAGCAACTGGACGTCACCACCTGGCCAGCCTTCCATGCGATTAATGTCACACATGACATTGCGAGCAGTATTAAGCGCGATTGTGTCGATGTCTGACACTACCGGCGCTGTCTGCGGGGCGGCAATATTGGCAAACGCAGCTCGCAATCCAATCTTAATTTCCTCCACCTCATCGGTGCCTAACGATGAATCAGACAACGCATGATGGAATGCGTAAGCCATGTCGTCGTTGACTGCCACAGGCTCAGCGCCAAACTCCGCAATAGCCACATCAATCACCTTCACAGCATCAGCCATTGCGTAGCCGAGATTACCTCCGTCGCTTTGTGCTGCTGCTTTGCTGAGTATTTCGCTTATCTGGTGCAGGCGTTCGAGTGATACAGGACCGTGCGCCGGGTGGTTGTTAGTTGTCATGGGTTAGTCCTTTCGATAGCTGCGTTAAGCTTATTGAGAACGATATCTGTCATAACTCCCTTACCATTAACTGCTACGTGAGCCAGTATTTCACTTCGTGCAGACTTGAGCGTTCCGATACTCACCATGACCATTCTCTGATTCTCTTTGTTTATAGCCTTCAGGCGCTCTATAGGTGATTTATCAGACATGATCACTCCCCCTTCACGCCAATGCCAGCGGCGCTAAGTTTGGTATTCACATCACCTTCGAAAATAGGCAGTACGCCAACCGCGACGGCCCAGTTTTTTGCTAGAGCCGGGTCTGAGGTTTCATCGGTATAATCTGCAGTTCTCCACCCGATTAAACGTTTCTGACCACCCAGTTCTGCTATGCGCTTCTCTGCAGCTTCCAGCGCATCAGTTGTGGTGCTGTCATTCAGCAACCACGACTTGAGAATTTCATCGCCTTCGTACTCAAACAGCTCTTTTCCTGTTTCGTAGTTATGCCAAATAAGGTTTTCATCGAGGCTAGCCAGCATTTCGTATGTGTCGCCTTCACCGTCCCAGTTGTTACGGAACAGGATTGCGTAGAGTCCTGGCTTCAGCGCCTGTTTGTTGAGCGCTGTCATTGGGCTTCTCCCTTGACCAGTTCGGTCATGTCGATAATTTCTTCGCATAAATCCGAATACTGAAACGGTCCACAGTTATGTGAATTTCGACGCTCTGAAAAAGCTCTGCGACGCAGTTCTTTGAGTACGCTTTCCAGTTCTTCATAAGTTGGCTTACTCATAGCGCGGCTCCTTTGCGAAGTTGTGCGGCGAAAGCATTGGCGAAACGCTGTAAATCTGATGTTACCATCACTTTGTAGCTGTCATCTCCAAACTCATTCATCAGTTGATCAGCTTCAGCGGCCATCATCTCCACACCCTGAGCCCGCACTTCAGCCAGGAAAGCGTCGGTGTCCGGTGTTTTCCTCTTGCTTTCCTTGATTCGGATGTAAGGACTTCCAATAGTAAGTATCTTCCCGACAAGATTTTGATGCTCTTTGGTCGTATCACCACAACCAAGTGTTACGTGAGGCATGAATTCTAGGTCGTATGTGAACCCAGCTATTTTTGATAGTTTATGCGCGGCATGAGCATCTGGAGAATCGATTAGAGCTACTGTCAGATTTACTCTTTCCCAATATTCAACTGCGGATATTTTTGCCTCTGCCTGCTCAGGCATAATGCGGTTAACATCAAGCTTTGACGTTGCCGAAGCGCTCATGTAGCAAATGGTCAGGTGCTTATCATTCAGGATGTCAGCATCGCTTTCTGTTCGAAGCGCGATGTAAAAATCGCTGTTCTTCAGCCCCGAATTCTCCGCCGCCAGCTCCCTGCACTTGCTCTCGGCGTTAGCGAGCTGTACTGCAAGGTCTGTGATCTTCAGTTCAAGATTGTGAATGGTCGCGTCTGCTGAACGGAACTCGCGACGGGATTCTTCGAGTTTCTGCTCTAGTTCTTCGTATGTCGGTTTCATTTGATTCTCCTATCGCTCATCAGTTACTGAAATAACTTGCTTGCCACTTGATTGGCTGTGAGTTCCAACCTCAGATATGCCTACGCCAGAAACACCAACGAATTCCCGGTTTGTCTGCTTATCTCGAATCAGGAAAATCTTCCTGTTATTCCCATACGCATCAGAGTCGTAAAACTTTGCTACTTGAGTGACGCTAAATCTCCCCGCATCAGCACCAACAATGGCGTCAATTCGAGATGGTTGCGGATCCTCATCGCAGGCTGATAAAAATAAACAAATAGCAACTGCTAAAAANTTTCTTCATAATCCCCCCCCTCATAAAAAAAGGCCCGTATTCGGACCTGTTAAATTAATCTGCATTCATACGGGTAAATTTCCAGAATGGAGTCACCCCATACACATTCGTAATACTCAACTTCACCATCTGAATAAACGATATCTCTCACTTCAATCTGAGAACCTTTTCGTGGGTGATCGCTTCTGTCGCTGAAATCATCGGTCATCTCAACTTTCACAATTTCCTCCAGCCATAAAAAANGGCCGACTATCACGGCCACGCTTGCAGATAGCTCTGCTATGTAAGGTTCAGTCATGCTCGCTTCACTCCGAATGTCTTAACCAGTGCCGACTCCATGCGACCTACACAGGAGCGGATACGGGCTATCTCTGTCTCTGGAAACATGCTGGATGCCATCTGCTCAAGTGCTCCTTTAAGTGGCTTGCTATCAACCTTTTCGATACGTGCCAGAGCAAAGGCCTTTAGCGACTGCTTGATGCTGCGACCGTCTACGCGAGCACATGCCCGGCATAGTTCGGCGTGGAGGATGGTTTCAGGGAATTCCGGGTACTCAGCTTCGATAATTTCCCGTGTGTTACGTGCTTCTTTGAAACTCATACATCTGCTCCTTTGGCATAACGTTTTCCAGTTGAGGGCTTGCTGGTTGAAATCATGCGAGCCTCATCCTGATCGCATGGCATGAAGTGACCGTTAATAAATCGCTGATACACAGTGCCAAGAGAACCAAACCGGTTTTTGGTAACGATGATTTCTGCAAATTTCGCCGCGGGGCTGTGCTCGTCATACACCGCTTCTCGATAGAGCATGATGATGCAGTCAGCGTCCTGCTCTACGCTTCCGGAGTCGCGCAAATCCGCGTTAACCGGGCGCTTGTTAGGTCGCTTCTCAACTTCACGAGAAAGCTGGCTGAGGGAGATAACTGGCGTCTTCAGGTCTTTAGCCATCGCCTTCAGGCTGCCAGAGATGTGGNCTATAGCCAGGTCATTTCGCTCTGCTTTTGGCTTCTCAATCAGGCCAAGGTAGTCAACCATGATGAGTGATAGTGCCGGGTTTTCCTGCTTGTGGCGTTCGGCGATGCTGCGGATTTCTTCGACTGTCAGCTTTGACGCGTCAACCATCCAGACATCAAGGTCTTTCAGGTGGCATATGGCGTTATAAACTCTTGCCCATCCTTCGTCGTCCATGTTTGCCGGATTACGCAGAACGCTGACCGACATGTTTTCGCGCCCGGCAATGCTTCGCTCGGCGATCTGCAGGTTGCTCATCTCCATGCTGAAAATCAGCACCCCGCGTAAGGTGTCAGTCCCCGGCAGTGNTCGGCTCGACACACCTTCAGCAATCTTCAGTGAGAGTTCCGTTTTACCCATACCAGGACGGGCAGCGATAATCACCAAATCCTCAGCGTTCATTCCGCCGGTGATCGCATCCAGTTCGTCGATACCGGTTTTCATGGTGTCCGACTCTTCACCGTTTTTAAGCCTGTTCTCTAGCGTTTCGGCATAGTCATTCAAGACTTCGCCTAACCTAACTGGCTTAACCTCGCCTTTTGGCTTCCTGATGTTGCTCAGTCGGCGCATTAGCTCGTCCATTGCCGATGCTGCGCCGTCCAGCGTTCCGTTGCTCACATCGCCGCGCAGCTCGTCTATGGCATGCAGGAACAATCTTCGCTGATGCTGGTCTGCAAGCATATCTGCGTAACCAGTCAGGTTTGCAGCGCTGGGGCATGCTCTGGCAGTCATCATCACATCGGTAGCATGCTGATCACCGCATTCCTCAGCGACCATCAGAGCGTCAATCAGTTTGCGATTTCTGGCTTGCTTGCGGATCACCTCAAAGGCTTTCCGGTAGAGTGGGATGGTGAACGCTTCAGCATCAATCCGGGCGAGAACGTCAGTTGCCGCCGGGGTAAGTCCGCCGAGAAGTAACCCGCCAATCACACTGGCCTCGATATCCTGTCTCATAGTGTTCCCTCACGAATTGCCACCAGAACTTTAGGGCGCAGCAGATAATCAAAATTCGCTACCCAGTCGCGATCGTTGTCGCCGAAATGGAATGGTCTTGCAGCTGCCATGAACGCTTTCACGTAGGCGCGGAATCCGTCGATGTTCTTGGTAGCGAGAGAGTTAACCAGTTTGCGTATTTTACGCTTGCGCTCTTCGTTGGCCTCGACAGCGTGAGGTAGTCGCTCGCCGACGATCTCGTTATAGACCGACAGATACTCGTCGTAGTCGAAATTAACTGGTTTTCGCTTTTCAGGTTTAACCGGTTCGCGGTCATCGCAAGATGACTGTGTGTTTTCTTTCTTTTCTTTCTTTTGAATAGTTTCTTTTGTGTTTAGCTGAGTTGGCTTATGGTCATTAGCTAAGTTGGCTAATGTTTTATTAGCTGTTTTAGCTAATGATTCGCTAAGTTGGCTAATGTCGAAATTCCACTCTGAAATGACCTTGTTAACTCCGATTGTTTGACCGTTAGAAATGATAATATTCATTGCGATCATCTCATTTTTAGCCTTGCAAACATGCGTATGGTGAATGCCGGTCATCATCGCTATTTGAGTGTTTGTGATGCGGTCGAACTTTTTACCGAACCCGTAAGTTTTTCGAATCACCGCCAGAACAACCTTCAGCTGGCGAGCCGTTAAATCGGCAGCCATTACCGCTTCCAGCAGCTCATTAGCGATGCGGGTATACCCATCATCGAGATCTGCCACCTGACGCTCCACGGCCGCCAGAATCGGCCTGATTGGTGTAACTGTTGCGAGGTTACTCATGACCGTTCTCCTTACGCTTTAATTCTTCCAGAATGGCTCTCAGCTTTACGCCGACAGCCGGGTTACATGATTTGATGAACCGGTCACGAGTAATATTTTTGTGTACTGACACCTGGTAAAAACGAGTTTTCTTAGGCATAATTACTCCTGTGAATTGATCCAGTTATTCGTCTCAGAATTGCATGGTGATTTGATCTGAATCCTCGGTTGCAGCCGGGGATTTTTTCTTTCTGACGTTCGTCAAAATGTTCTCTTCAAGGTAGAGAGCAACTTGCTTTGAAACTCTTGCGATATCGTCATCAACGACACCCCATTCCAGAACTGCCAGCAGCATTGCCATCTTCGGCAGCCAGCTTTCTTTCCAGCGGGTTATCTGCGCTTTATCGACGCCGATCTCTTTAGCTACGTTGCTTCCACCTTTCATGGCGATACGGTTTAGCAACCAGGACTCAATGCGACGGGCATTGACCTTGTTGCGGTTAATTGAGTTTTCCATAGAGTAAAATTCCTTTGGTGTTGAAATAGTTAAATACGTGCGCACCTTTCGATGCGCTTTTGTAGTTTTCCTCAGCTTCTGAGGGGCTGATTTTTAAAGAGCGGTATTACTAAGCGGCTTTTTCCGGATTTGGGAACAAGCCTGGAAGGTCTGGTCGTATCTGATACGCCTTAACCTTCCCTCCAGTTGCATCAACAAGGGATGCAACATTTTGTGGGGCCACCTTTGCCTTGCCGTGCAGCCATTTCTGAACAGCTGCCTGACTAACTCCGCACGCTTTGGCTAATTCCTTCTGCGTGCCGACAATGGCAATGGCGGTTTTAATTACAGGATTCATAAAACCACCTCCGTTGTATCCTGTTAAACAATATAAAACCTTGGTTGTTATTTTGCAACCACTTTGGTTGTTTGACCTAACAAAACCTAGGTTGTATTTTCACGGCATGAAAATGACACTTGCAGAACGCTTAAAAGTTGCCATGCGCGAAGCTGGCATGACTCAGATGAACCTGGCTAAGTTGGCTGGTGTGAGCCAAGCCGCAATTCAAAAGCTAACGTCTGGGAACGCCAAAAGCTCAACTAAGATTATCGAGATCTCTCGAGCTTTAGGTGTGCGCCCTGAATGGCTCGCAGAGGAAGTTGGGCCGATGAAGGGTGATGGAAGTACACCACATCATCCTGATTCAGATATTCCTCCAGAAATGGATTGGAAGCCCGTTGAACCGTGGGACAATGAAACCCCTCTTAGCGGTGATGAAGTGGAAGTGCCATTCCTCAAAGATATTGAATTTGCGTGTGGTGACGGAAGCTTCTCTGATGAGGACTACAACGGATTTATGCTTCGTTTTTCTAAGTCAACATTAAGACGCAAAGGCATCAATTCTGATGGATCTGGCGTTCTTTGCTTTCCTGCTCATGGGAATAGCATGGAGCCGGTGATCCCGGAAGGAACAACAGTAGCTGTAAACTGCAACGATAAAAAGATTGTCGATGGCAAGCTGTATGCAATAAACCAGGGCGGCTGGAAGCGCCTAAAACTTTTGTACAGAACTGGACCAGAAACGTTAACCATTCGTAGTTATAACTCTGCAGAATGGCCCGATGAAGAAGCAGAGATAGGAAGCGTAGAAGTAATAGGTCGCGTTTTCTGGTCATCGACACTTTGGTAAAAGAAATTTTTCCATTCTAAAGCCCCTTCATGGGGCTTTTTTNATTACCTCAATAAAATTATTTTCCTTTAAATTACAACCACAAAACAACCAATCCATAAAATATTACAACCCTAGTTGTTGACAGTGATACAACCATAGTTTTATAGTTACCCCATCGAAACGAAACATCGATGCGGCAATCAGAATAACCCGCCGCGCCAGACATGAAGTCAGGCTGCTCATTAACAATTTAATCCTCAGAATCTGAGGCCGGAGAGAGTTCTTCGGGGTGTGGTGAAGTGCAGTCCATTGAGACAAGTCGAAGATAAGCGCCGACCGCCACACCACCAAAGAACTCACAAGGGGAATAATCATGAACAGAAATCAGGCTCGTCGCCTTGCGGCGTTTAACGCAAAGAAAGCAGCTGAGAAACACTTCGCAAATCGCATTGGTGAAATTCTTAGCGGATGTCCGTCACGAGTAGACCGCGCCACTTCGCTCGGTAGTCTGCGTGACAGCAATGCAGGCGGATCTGCGTGTTTGCCAGAAGTTGCAATATTCGCCGCAGGTCATCGTAAATCCGGGCAGATTACAGCGCGTTAACGAATTCAAATTCATCAACCCACACAACAAAGGAGAGCATATGCGACGGCGCACATCATTACACCTGAGTTAATCAAACCTGATCGGCCCGGCGCTTAATTATAGCGCTTGCGGTGTACTCCCCCGGCATAGTCGGGGGTTTACAGATTTACCCGCATATCTTTGCGAGGGTATGGCGGTAAATCTACTCCACTTATTTAGAGGTGAGGAAATGATTGAGCAGCTTAATTTCTACATGACGCAAGCATCGCCAGAGCTTCTCGAAAGCCGTCGTGAGTATATCGAGCGGGTCGTAGTAGGAAAGCTAAAGCGCGGGATTGAAGAGCAAAAACAATGGTCTCATGAGATGAGATCACAACCAGATTCAATAGAGTTGATCGATGCATATCAGTCCGGTCTTGAGTTTTTCACAAGGTTAGGTTTTACGGGTAATACAGAGGTTAATGGCGATGGATATTGAAATACCAGATAGTTTCGATCCCGAGTGGCAGCAGACAATGCTTCGACAGTTAGCGGGAAACATTGAAGCTCTTAAGGAGCGAGATGATGATCCTGATGAATTGCTTATCGACTGCGAGGAGATTATCGAAGCTCTTCGTGAATATTCAGGATATTAACAGGCTGCCTAACTGGCGGCCTTTTTATTGGTAACTACAGAGGGTAAGAGGATGGAGTTTAAGGAAGGAGATGTTGTTACGTGGTCAAGCCAGGCCGCGGGCTTCTGGAAGACGAAGACTGGTGTTATTACAAAAGTGTGGAAACACCCAAAAGAAACGCGGTACACCGTAAGAGTTGAACCGAAGGAAGGATCAAATGCGAAAACAAAGTTTTACTATCCACGTCCATCAGCACTAAAGAAAGTGTCATGACCCGCTCCGGCGGGTTTTTATATCTCTCCGCATTCAATGAGTGTGGATAGATATGAAAGCAGTATTTAACGTTCTGGAGATGATTATGAGTAACAAAGAATGTGAATCAGCCTTCCCGACAAGTGAAGAAAATCACGAAAAATTATGGTCGTCACCCGGCATGACATTGCGTGACTACTTCGCTGCGAAAGCGATGCAGGCAATGATTAGTAATTCGTCGATTATCGATAATGATTCTGATGGCGCTGTTAATTATGCAGCAAGCGCTGCATATAAGTTTGCAAACGAAATGCTCCGNCGCCCGGGAGGCCTCGTGACAGTCACCCACAACGGAAAGCAGTACCACGCATCAAAACTCAACGACAACGAGTGGCAACTCTCATCAGTCGATAAGCCTCGCGAGAAAATCACAATGAACCGCTGGCAGATGCACATTGCCGGGTTATTGCAGCAGGTGGAGGGTAAATCATGATCGGACATTACGGAACGACGCCGATGATTCGCCAGTGCGTGATGCCTGGAATGATGGCATTGCACGAAGGTAGAACNTATCGCGTCTCAGCAGTCATTCAGGAGCGCAAATGGGTGTATCTGCACACCGATGCAGAGATTATCCGGCTCACTGACTGCGTGATTGACGTCCTTCTCGACGGTCGCGGTAACCCTATCCAGCACTAATTTCAAATCCACTCCCCCTACTCGTCCGGCTATCGCAGACGGGCAGCGCACAAACAAATTTCAGGAGCCGATTATGGCTGCATATCTCGTTCAAGACCGTATCGAGGCGCAGAACTGGACGCGCCATTATCAGCAGATCGCCAGAGAAGAGCGTGAATCTGAACTGGCTGATGACATTGAGAAAGGATTCCCGCAGAGCAAACTGGAATCGTTGTGCGTTGACGAGTTGCAACGTCGCGGGGCCAGCAAGAAGGCCATTTCAAGAGCATTCGATGATGACGTCGAGTTTCAGGAAATGACCGCTGAATACTTTCGTTTTATGGCAGAGACATTTGCTCGCCACCAAATAGATATTGATGAGGGACAGTAACGATGAGCATGAGCATTGTTGAGTTCGTTAAACAGCAAGAGCCGCTCTTTGTTGGGGCGGTTACAGACCAGTCAGTAACGTGGGCCAAGGAAAGCCAGTTCGCTATTCAGTACTTCCAACGTAACGACTACTTAGCCAAGACGGCGCTATCAAACCCTACCAGCGCACAGAACGCCATTATCAACGTTGCGGCGATCGGTATCACTCTTAACCCGGCAAGCAAGCTGGCTTATCTGGTGCCGCGCGACGGCATGGTGTGCCTTGATATCAGCTATATGGGCCTTCTGCATCTTGCGCAGTCTACCGGCTCCATTAAGTGGGGACAGTGCAAACTGGTGTATTCAAATGACACCTACGAATCGAACGGACTCGATACCGCCCCAACCCACAAATACAACGCATTCGGCGATCGCGGTGAAGTTGTAGGTGGATACTGCACGGTTAAAACGGCTGATGGCGATTACCTGACGGAAGAAATGAGCCTGGCAGAAATCAAAGCTACGGAAGCCACCAGTAAAGCCAAGAATGGCCCGTGGAAGAACTTCTGGGAAGAGATGGCTCGTAAGACCATTGTTAAGCGAGCCAGCAAGTACTGGCCCCGCGCAGAGCGTCTGGATAACGCGATCCACGTCATCAATGAAGATGAAGGGGTTTTCCATGAGCCGGTTATGGCACACAAGTCAGAGGAAGACATTCGTGAAGATGCCAAGAAGCAGCAGCAAGAAATCATGGATAAGGCGCAATCGCTGTGTGAAGAAATGGCGCATGCCGAAACCATGGCAGATCTGAAGCGTCATTTTGCTGAAGCGTACCGACTCACTGCCGGGATGAAGTTGCAGCAAAACATTCAGGCCATTTATTCAGAATGCAAAATCAAATTTGAGGAGGCCGCATAATGACCGCTCTTTACCAGATCGCTAACGACTTTGCCAAACTTACCGATTCAGACATGCCGCCTGAAATGATCGCTGACACTCTTGATGGAATTGAGTGGGAGCTTGAGGCAAAGGTCGAGCAAATACTTGCCGTGTGCAAAAACGAACTCGCCTATGCCGAGGTGCTCAAGGAAGAGGCTCGACGACTTATCGAGAGATCAAAAGCATCTGAGAATCGCGTAGTAAGCCTTAAAGAGTATGTCGCAAGATCACTTGAAACTGCCGGGAAGAAATCCATGAAGGCAGGATTGCATCAGGTAACTGTTAGAGCCCCGTCAAAGTCTGTTGAAATCACTGATGTTAACGCCATTCCTCCTGATTTTGTCGAGTATGAAACGACAATCAAGCCTGACAAGCTCGCGATTAAACACCAGATCGAGGCCGGAATTGATATCCCCGGAGCTCATATCAAGCTCGGAAAGCCCTCTCTGATTATCAAATAGGAGGCGCGATGAGCGAACTTTGGCAACCCTTTGAAAACCTGTTTCTACACGAGGTTGGGATGAAGATGTCCCGCTCAGAAATAGCAGAAAAGCTTGAGCGTTCCGAATCGGCAATCACCCGCCAGGCATCACGAATCGGCGCACCACTTATCAGCAGGATGACCGGCAAGCCATGGACGGCAGCCGAGCTATATCTGTTCGGTCGATTCTCAGTGGAAGAGATAGCAACGGCAACCGGTCGCTCCATTTACTCAGTCAGAAGCAAGCGTAACTCACTGGCCCGCTCCGGAGGATTAACCATGCGTGAATGGACAGCATGTGAACTGGCTGCACTCATGCGCTACACCAACGCAGAAGTAGCAGATATTACCGGCCGGAGTATCGAAGAGGTCGGAGATAAGCGGCTGCAGGTGAATATTGAGCGCAATGGATGGGATGTAAATAACCCGGAGCGGGAGGATTCATGACTGACTACGGAGGATCAACAACACCACAGGATGAAAAGGATTGCTGGCAGACGCCATTGTGGGTATTCGACGCACTAGATATTGAGTTTGGCTTCTGGTTGGATGCCGCCGCAAGCAAGTGCAATGCTCTGTGCGCCCACTACTTCACCGAACGCGACAACGCTCTGAATCGTGATTGGACGTCATACGGAGCAATCTGGTGTAACCCTCCCTATTCCGATATCTCACCATTGGTAGCAAAGGCCGCCGATCAGTGCAAGGTGCAGCGACGGCCAGTGGTGATGTTGCTACCTGCGGATATTTCTACAGGCTGGTTCAGCGCAGCAATGCAGACCGCTGACGAACTCCGGCTGATTACCGACGGACGCATAAACTTCGTGTCAGTGACTGACGGCGGAAAGCGCAAAAGCAACCCGAAGGGATCGGTTTTGTTTATCTGGCGACCTTTCATCAAACCACGGCACATTATCACTTCCGTTTCGCTGGCAGAACTAAAGCGGATCGGCACAAGGGAGGCTGCATGAAAATTTACATCGCCGGTCCAATGAGCGGACTGGTCGAGTTTAACGTAAGCGCCCCGAGAAGTACGTAGCGTAAGGATTATTTTACAGTTGAGCAGTTCCAGGGCAGCAGTTCATGCACACGGTTTGACGGCCAGTCATTGAGCTTCACGATCACTTCGCGCAACCAGTTCTCCGGCTCCACTTCGTTCAGTTTACAGGTGACCAGCAGACTGTAGATGATCGCCGCACTTTCTCCCCCCTTGTCTGAGCCGAAGAAGAGATAATTTTTTCTTNCTTCCAACCGCCACCGATCGTAACGCGTTTTCACCGATGTTGTTGTCTATTTCCACCCAGCCGTCACGACAGAACTCGTTCAGCGCATTCCAGTGATTCAGGATATAGTCGAACGCCTTCGCCATCTCCGCATGTTTCGACAGCGTTTTCCTCTGCAACTGTATCCAGTCGTACAACGACTGCATCAACTGGACGCTTCTGGCT